AGATGGTTCTTTATATTATGGTGGTTCATGTAGAAACTTTGATAACAGTCCAATTGAGAGTTTAAAGGATTTCTTAGATTCTACAGGTACATTTGAGTTTGTACAAGGTCATGATAACGCAGCAGGTATTTCAATTCCAAGAGAAAATGTTGCAAAATCTATTGAACTATGTAATGAGAGATTATCTGATATAGATTTCCAGAAATGCTTCAATGTTGATTTTGATATTAACGCCAGTGATTTGTCAGTTGGATTTATTAAGGCTATTGACGAAATGAAAGATATTTTTGGACAAGGTATCAAAGAGCCATTAGTTCATATTAGAAATATTCCAATTTGGAGTGAGAATTTCTTTGTTATGGGCAAGAATTCAAACTCATGGAAAGTTATCAATGATGAAGGGTATGCGTTTGTAAAATTCAATGTTGATGTTGAAAAAGATGAAGTGTTACAGATGTACAATTCAAATTCAGATAGAGAAGAAGAGTATAGTCTAGGAAGTATTGATGTTGTAGGAACTGTATCAATTAACAACTACAACAACATCCTAACTCCACAAATTATTATTAAAGATTATATTTTCAGTAAGGGGTGATTAGTTGGCAAGTGCATTACATAACCACTCTGAGTATTCACTTTTGGATGGGTTCTCTCATCCAAAGGAATACTTGGAAAGAGCAAAAGAATTAGGATTAAAGGCTTTCGCCATCACAGAACACGGAAATCAGTACAGTTGGGTGTATTTTGATAAGTTAAAGAAAGACTATCCTGATATTAAGATGATTTATGGTGTTGAGTTATACGAGTGTTTTGATATGCATGTTCAAGACCCAAATAGTAAATACTTTCACCTCATCGCATTAGCAAAAAATGAAGCAGGAAGAATCGCTCTTAACGAAATTATCACTGCAAGTAACTTTGAAGGTTTTTATTACAAGCCAAGAGTTGATTTGGAATTACTAAAACCTTATGCAGATAATTTGATTATATTATCAGCTTGTTTGGCATCAAAAATTGCAAGAGAAAGCGACTATGAACAGTGTGTTGATTATGTGAAAGAATATAAATCTATATTCCCACATTTCTATCTTGAGATGCAGAGTCATAAGACAGAAGACCAAGCACATTATAATAGGAAGATTCTCAAATTAGCACAAGATACAAATACAGATTTTGTTATTACAACAGATAGTCACGCTGCTACGAAAGAAGATTTGTATTATCAAGATTATCATGTGCGTATTGCAAGAGATAATGAAACATTGGCAGAGTTATATGATGGTTGTTATTTGCAGTCAGAAAAAGAAATCCATGAAACTATGGATAGTCAAATCGGTGTAGAGAATGTAAATATTGGTCTTGAAAATTCTGATATTATTGCAGACCTTATTGATGTTGTTGATATGCCGTTCCAATCACCACAGTTACCTACATTCCCATTACCAGATGGTTTTGAAGATAACTATTCATATTTAAGAGATTTATGTGATAAGGGTTGGTGCACAAGAGGTATTAATAAATTATCATCTGAAGAACAAAAGATTAGAAAAGAACGCTTAGATTATGAGTTAAGTATTATTCATCAAATGGGATTTGACGGATATTTCTTATTTGTTTGGGACTTTATTCGTTGGGCAAAAGAGAATGATGTATATGTAGGAGACGGTAGAGGCTCTGGTGGTGGTGCGATTGTTGACTACTTGCTTGGAATCTCAGAGTTAGACCCAATTACATACAACTTAATTTTTGAGCGTTTCTTAAATCCAGAACGTGTAAGTATGCCAGATATTGATACTGACTTCTCAGACAGAGAAAAAGTTGTAAACTATCTCACTGAAAAATACGGAGAAGATAGAGTATGTCAGGTTATTAACTTTTCTTATATTACGCCTTGTGTAGCAATTAATGACGTAGGAAGAGTATTAAAGATTCCATACAACATTGTAAGCAAGATTAGTAAGAAATTTGTTTTTGAGACATTTGAAGAGTGTATCGAAAACAATCCTAAGTTATATGAAGAGCTTGTAGATTACAAAGAATTGTTTGATATAGCAAGCAAAATCAGTGGTCGAGTACGACAAGCAAGTATTCATGCTGGTGGTGTTGGTATTGTAGACACAAAGATTACTGACTATATGGCTATGAAAATCGGTAGCAAGGGCGAACACGTTATCCAAGTAAATAAAAAGGTAATTGAAGATATTGGTATTATCAAGTTTGACTTGCTTGGTTTAGCAACCACATTAAATACCATTAAAGATGCTTGTAAGTATGCAAACATTGATAAATGGGAAATTGATATTAATAATCCTGAGTTTTTACATTGTGAAGATACATATAAATTGTTATGTTCTGCAAAGGTAGATGGTGTATTTCAGGTAGAGTCACAAGGTATGAAAGACTTATTGCTAAGATTACAACCTTCTAACTTAGAGGATGTATCAGCAGTTTTGGCACTTTACAGACCCGATAGTATGGGTGCTTTGGATGAATATATTGAATGTAAACATGGTAGACAAGAAGTTAAATACATTCATCCAGATATGAAACCAATTCTTGAAAGTACATATGGATGTATGATTTATCAAGAGCAATTGATGGACATTGTTAGAAAGTTTGGTGGAAGAACCTATGGTGGTGCTGATAAGTTTAGAAAAGCTATCGGTAAGAAGGACATTGAATTAGTCAAATCTGAGTCTGCTAAGTTATATCAGGAAATTATTGATAATGGATATGATGAGTCTATTGCAAAGCAGATTAGTGATGACCTTTCTACCAAGGGCGGTTATCTATTTAATAAATCGCATTCCGCATTGTACTCGATTCTTACATTAAAGACCGCATATTTGAAATGTAAGTATCCTGTTGAATTCTTCTGTGCATTGTTAAATCAGAAACGTGATGATTATGGTGCTTTAAACAAGTACATCTTGGACGCAAAAGAGTTTGGAGTATCTTTGTTACCACCACATTTAAATAAATCTGATAGAGGATTTGCTATCACAGATGGTAAAATTCTGTTTGGACTTGAAGCAATCAGAGGCGTTGGTGAAAAGTTTGTTGATTCATTAATAGAAGAAAGAACTACAAATGGTAAATTTGAAAACTTCAATAACTTCTATGAGCGTATGAATCCTTCAAATAAGGTGGTAATTGATTTAACAAAAGCAGGTGCTATTCCTTGTAAGGATAAGAGAAATTTCTTATTACAGTTTGCATCAAAGCAATTTGAAAAGAAACCTTATAAGCCAGTTGTATCTTTGCCAAAGTTATCGGTACTAAAAGAGAAATATGGTATAGATACAGATGTTATCAAAGATAAGCAAGTAAGATTAGATTTATACAACAAAGAAAAGGAGAAGGAATACTTAGAACAACAAGACGAAAAGTACAATGCTTCTATGAATGAATTTGCAGAGAAGTATTTGCAGAATGAGAAGTTTTGGGAGTTTGATGCGTTGTCAGTGTTTATTAATGATAATCCATTTGTTGAAGCTTACAAGTATATAAAGACACCATTTGATGAAGTAGAAGAAGGTGCAAAAGGTTTAGTAGTTGGTGCAATTTCTAACATCCAAAAGAAGAAAGACAGAAATGGTAAGCAATTCGCCTTTATTTGGACATACTCAGCATTTGGTTTGATTGAAGTTATTTGTTGGCATACACAATTTAAGCAGTATGAAGACCTTATTAAGAAAGGTAATCAGATTGCAATGTTGTGTAAAAAGAGTGATGAAAAGGCAGTTGTTCAAGAAATGAAGACTTATGAGCAATGGTTAGATGATAGAAAGCTATCTAAATTAAAGTAAGGAGTGATTGAAATAGAGGAAATTAAGTTCAAATGCGTGCCAGTTCACGAAAGATATTACAGTAGTGATTCGAGTTATGGCGTATTTGTATTTCACACAAAAGATGATATTCCTGAATATGATTTAGTGCCACCATCTCCATTTCAGACTGATACAGAAGGTTTGAAGATGTCTATGTTGGTAGGTAACATGCAACAATTGTATATTGGGTCTGAATATGAGGTGACTGCCACATTGGACTACAATGCAAAATATAAATCATATCAGTATAAGCCAAAGATTATAACCTCCGTCACACCAAAGACAGAGGAACAACAGAAAATGTTCCTAACATCTATTATTACAGATAGACAGGCAGAAATTTTGTTAGAGAAGTATCCAAACATTGTAGAAGATATTATTAAAGGAACAGATAACGTTGACCTTAAAGAGTTAAAGGGCATTGGCGAAATGACTTATCACTCTATAAAAGAAAAGGTTATGGAGAATTATGTTATATCAGATATTCTTATCCTTTTACAACCTTTGGGTGTTAAGTACGCAATGATAAAGAAGTTATTGATGGGAGAGCCAAATCCTGCGTTGTTAAAAGAAAAGTTGCTTGATAATCCGTACATCATGCTCGACTTGCGTGGTTTTGGGTTTAAGACTGTTGATTCACTAGCATTAAAACTCAATCCAGATATTAAGGTTTCTGCAAAAAGAACCTATGCATTTATCAAATATCATCTAAAGGAGATTGGTAATAATCAAGGACATACATGGGTTAATATAGAAATTTTAGAAAATGCAGTGAGAGATAATATTCCAGAATGTATGGATGTTCTCACAAGACTTATTGAATCAGAAAAAGAAAATGAAATTATTTTACATTTCGATGGTGACAAGGTTGGTTTGAAAAACTACTACGAATTAGAACGAGATGTTTATAGTATCTTAAAAGACATTCAAAGTTATCCTTGTTTGGAATTGAATGAAGAAGATATTAATGAAGGTATCTTGCAAGCAGAAAAAGAACAAGGATTTGAATTGACGGATGAACAGAGAGAAGTAGTAAAGGCAAGTTTGGAAGATAATGTTTGTGTCATTGCTGGTAAAGCAGGAACAGGAAAAAGTACGATTTCAAGAGCATTATTAAACATCTACAAACACGCAAATTATTCAATCTCATGTTGTGCATTATCAGCTAAAGCTGCACAGAGAATTACAGAAGCAACTGGATTTCCAGCTTCTACAATACATAGATTGTTGGGTGTTAATCCACAAAAGGGATTTGAACATGACCATGAAAATCCATTAACTTCAGATATAATTCTGATTGATGAGTGTTCAATGATTAACTCTTATGTGTATCACGCTATTGTGAGTGCAATTAAAGAGGGTGCAAAAGTCATTATGTGTGGAGATAACAGACAGTTACCACCTATCGGATATGGCAATATCTTTGGAGATTTACTTCTTAAAACAGATAGTTTGCACATTTCTCACTTAACAAAGGTATTAAGACAAGCAGAAAAGTCAGGTATTTTATCTGATGCGAACAAGATTCGTGAGGGTATTATGCCGATTGAACAGCCAGAATTACGAATTGTTAATGGAGAATTACAAGATATGACCTATATGTTTAGAGACACAAGAGAAGGTCTTAGAAACATTGCAATCAAATCATATCTTAAAGCCATTGAACAAGATGGTATGGACGAAGTTGCTATTATTACTCCAAGAAAAGAGAACTGTGAGAATAGTACATTAGAAATCAACATTCGACTGAGCGACATTCTTCTTGATAAGAAGGGTAAGACAATGAAGTTGGGTAAGAAAGAATATCTTATTGGCTCAAAAGTAATGCAGATTGATAATAACTACGAAAAGAATGTTTTCAATGGAGAAGTAGGATATATAACCAACATTGAGGAAGTTCAGAATGGCAAAGAAAAGACTTTAGAGTTTACTGTTGAGTTTAAGATGAATAACCAAACAAAGGTTATTACTTATACAAGAAGTGAATTAGACCAGTTGGATTTAGCTTATGCGATGACAATTCATAAGAGTCAAGGTTCAGGCTATAAGACAGTAATTATCCTTATTGATATGACTCATTATACGCTGCTTGATACTTGTTTATTATACACAGCAATCACAAGGGCAAAGAAGAGATGTCTGTTATTAGCAGAGCCTCAAGCGTTCAAAATGTGTATGGATAACAACAAGAGTAAGAACAGACAGACTTGGTTGAAAGAGATGTAAGTTTATGGTCTGTATATAGAGGTATACACACAAAATAACCACTATATATAGATAAAAAATGAGCCGATTTTGCTAATAAAATAGGACTTCTATTGCTTTTTGAGAAAGGAGAAGAATAAGTGAAATATTTATATTGGACACTATGTATTTTAATCAGTGTATTCATGAATTATTTAGGTTATAACATGGCTACATGGCAATGGTGGGTAGGATGTGGTTTGGTGTGGTTGTCTTGTATATGTGGTTATGCAATCAAAGAAAGAGAGAAATAGATGATAGAGATATTAAATTTTATATTCAGAGACTTTTGGACATTTTGTGGTGTTGTAATTCTTCTATATATAATAGGAGTTTATTGCATAACTGCACCAATATCAGCTATTGCATGTATTTTTAGTAAGAATGTAGATGAAAAGGAGAAGTAGTATATGAGATGGTTAATAAATTACATACGTTCTTGTTTCTGCAAGCATGAATGGGAATTGTTAGATAAAATAGAGGTCTATGATGATACGGATTGTTGGGGCAAAACAGTAAAGCCTTACACAGTTGGGAAGAAGTGGACTTATAGATGTAAAAAGTGTGGAGAAAGTAAGATTTTAAGGAATTATTAGAACGCTCGTTTTAAGGAGGAATAAAGATGCAGAATGATAAATTATTACCATGTCCGTTTTGTGGAGGAGAAGCAATTAAAGTGGCTTTTACATGGGCATGTATAGCAGATGAAAGCACCATTGAATGTACAATATGTGGTGCTAGGACAACAGTTCTAAAAACGGAAGAAGCTATCAAACGTTGGAATACACGAAAGCTAACGGAACGAATTA